GGCTGACTGCGCCATAAGGGTTGCGGGCTTCCTGCTTGTAGCGGGGATCTCTCTTATTTTTGTCACATCGTATAAGGTCCTGCCGCTATTGGAGTTTGCTATGTTAATAAGCCCTTCAAACAGATGCCCGTCAACTTCAAACTTCGTTGTGTAGTAATCAAACCCAAGCTCGGCAGCGTCGTGATTTTTGTGATCTTCCGCCCAATGTGAAAATTCTGACACCGCAAGCAAATCCGCAAGCTCTGTTGATGCTCGCATCTTTGCATTGTACTCGGTTGTCCCTGCCTCAAGCCTGTTTGATGGATAGGCATATTCTCCGGCTGTATTTCTGTTGACCCTTGCCAGATCCTCTGTCGATAACGGCAGCGTCTTCCCGGCAAACTCCCGCATAATGACTCGTTTTGCTATTGCCGCATACTGCGACGGCTTTGCCCGGTCGAATTCATCCTGCCCGTCTTCGATGACTGCGATTCTCTCGCCGTTTTCCAGCTCCTGAATGGAGAATCTCCCCTCCGGGCTTCCCCTCGTCTCCTGCGAGGTCTGCGCCGGTTCGGATACCCGTTCGCTCTGCTGCACTTCGCTCTGCACAGCCTCCGTGAACTGCGTCGCGCCCGCGCGGAACCGGTTCATGCCGGCGTAGGCGTCTGCGAGGACCTCCTCGTAAACGTCCTCCATGCTCTGGTAGGCCCCGCTGTAGCTCTGCACATACTCGCGCGCCACCTGCTCAAATGCTTCCTCACCGAACGTCTCCCGGACCTTTTGCAGCGCCTGCTGCACGAGGGCCGGGTCTTTGTTTGCCCGGACGTGGAAAAGCTCATGCTGCGCCAGCTGCCCGCCGTCATACTGGATATCCGTCGCGCTGACCACGGCGCGCTTTGCCGCCGCGTCATACACGCCGTTGATGCGCATCAGCTGGTCTCCCCGCTGCATGGCCATCGATCCGCGCACAAAGACGACGTCCACGCCGAGCTTCGCCCCGGCCTGCTTTGCCTCCCGCATCCCGTCGTCATACATGCTCTCCGGGATCACGGCCAGCGTCACGGCGTCAGAGCCGCCCCGCACGAGCTGTGCAAGGCTGGTGTCGCTCTGCAGGCTGGCGTAACGGTTCAGCCGTTCCGCTCTTGCTGCGTCTTCGGGCCGTAGATTCGCTCGACGATTTGCCGGACCATTTTCTCCTGCTCCGGCGTAAGTGTTCCGCCGCTCTGCTTCTGCCGCTGCTGCTCCTGCTGCCATGCCTCCAGTCTGCTCTCCGGCACCCAGACCTGCATCCCGTTGGCTGCCTCCATCAAAAATCTCCGTTCTGCCATTGTCGATTCCTCCGGTTTCTGCCGCATTCACGGCGGCGTTGTTCTCCGCTTCCGCGCGGATTGTGTTGACGCCCTGCGCAGCCTCCTGCACGGGCTCCTGCCGTGTCTCGGTCTGCGGCGTCCCCTCTCCGTATCTCGCGTTGAGATACGCCTGCAGGTTCGCCGTCGCGCCCTCGTTGATCATGCTCAGTTCGTTGCGGAGGTTCAGGGCCGTCATGGCGTCCATTGTCCCATCCTGCACGGCCTTGTCAAGATAGCTTTCGGCCGTCCGGGCCATTTTCGCGATCTCTGCATCCATGCGGCCGGTCATCGCAAAATTCGCTGCGTTCTCCTCTGCACTGTCCCATGCCTGCCGGATCTGCCGCACATTTTCCTCCAGCGTCTCCGCCGAGAAGGTCTTGGAGTCTACGCCTTCAATGCTCCCTCTCGCATCCGCAATCACGCGTTCGGCATCCGTCCCCCGGTATGCCTTCCCCTCTCCGGTCTTGGCCCAGTATGCCTCGGCATCCACGAGGTTGCGGTATACCGTGTTGTACTCGTTCATGGCCTGCGCCCAGCTCTTCTTGGCTGCGCTGCGCTGCACATGGTCCCATCCGTTGGCAAGCATCAGATCCTCGTCGCCCGCCAGAAACTCGACGGCGTACTTTTCCATCTGGAGGTTCAGCTCTCCGCGGTCGCTCTGCGCCGCCGCGTCGAACATCGTGATGCGCTTGGCGTTTCCCTCGTAGTCGTTTTTTGCCAGCACTTCGGCCGTGTCCGGTCCGATGCTCAGGATCATCGCCAGGGCGAAGCCGGAGATAAACTCATCGCGCAGCTCGTCCCAGCTCAAGTCTGCCTCGCCGGTCAGCGCATAGTCCAGCGCGGCCGAGCCGATCGCAGAGGCCACCTCTTCGAGGCCCTCGCCGATGCGATCAAATGCCGCGGATGAAACGATCTTTCGGATCGTCTCGTTGTTGGTCATCTTGTAGACAAGCTCCGTCACCTTGCCGGTGTCCCCGGCGTCGATCAGCGGGTTTCCGCCGAAAAGCATGTTTGTCCCGTATTCCAGCAGACCGCCCGCGGCGAAGCGGATAAACTGCTCGCCTCTCGCATCCCCGTTGCTCTCTGCCTCGCCGTAGGAGTTGATCGCCGCGAAGCTGCTCGTCACGATGTTGCTGCCCTGCTTGGCCATCTGCGCAAACTTCTCGGCCTTCGTCGCGGCGTTCGTCACAAGCGGCGATACCTGCCTGC